ATCTGGCGCAGCTCGTCTGGCAAGACGTCCCAGCGCTTGCCGGTGTTGTTGCCCACAAATCGGGAGTAGGACAGCGCAGCCCCATCCCGTAGCGTCTCGGTCCACCAGTTCAAGCCGTTGAGCTTGAAAAACAAATTCATGGCCGCAGCCGTTTTGCCACCGATCAGGTCAGGGTTGTCAAACCTGTTCATGACGCTTCCGACAACCGACTCATGGAACACGCCAAGCGACACGAGCATGTCCTCGCGCTCGCCAGCCGCCCTGCCCTTCACAAGCGAACCGATGCTGTCAGCCACGCCCGCAAGCAGGTTTTTACCCTGGCCATAGCGAACCTCAGCCGCATAGCCCGCAAGGTCGGTCACCGAGGAAATCAACGCCCCGCCGAGCTTGGCCATGGACTGGAACGACCGCGCGAAGGCCCAGCGTTTGGCCCACTTCACGTCGCCTGGAATGTTAACCTCCCCTGTCACCTGGGCCAAGGCGTTCATGATGGATCCGCGCTTACCGTGGAACTCAGCCCGACGCTCAGGATCACCGCGCAGACCTTCCTCGTACTCGTCCATGAGACGCGTGATCATGGCATCTGGGTTGGTGCCCAATGTCTTGAGCAGGGCCGCAGACCGGGCCGACTGATCGAGCGCCGTCAGCACCGAGTCAGCCAGGTGCCCCACACCGAACCGCTGGTTGTATTCAAACGCCGCCACCCCATCCTTGAAATACAGGGTACGCGACACCGACTCGCGCTTGGCCAGGTTCGAACCACGACCGAATGCCACCAAGTCGTCCTCCCCAGCCTTGGCCTTCATGTGCACGCCAGCGGCAAAATCGTCGTAGATGTACTCAAGGCTGCGCTGAGGGTCAGCCGCATCGATCAGGCCGAGTCGCTCCATTTTCTCAAGGTCGAGCTTGGGCAGCACGAACGACACCCACTCACCCGGCCCCGCGTCGCGGATTTTAAACATGTCGTGCGACTGGCGGGTGATGTATCCTTTCAGTTCCCGGATCCAAGCGCCAAAGCGATTTCGTGTCAGGCGAGATGCATGCTGGTACTTGTTGACCACATCGGCCAGTTTCAGCGCATCGGCCGGAATTCCGGTCAACGGCAGATCGGAACCCATCCGGTAGAGTGCGTCGTAGATTTCACGATCGAAAAGGCCGGATGCAAACTCCTTCATCAGCCCGAGCTTTTCAACATCGGCAATCAGCCCGCCAGTCCATGCAGACCGGAAACCCTTGTACTCGGAATCGACCGACACACGAGAACCGACACGCAGGCGCTCTGATCCCACCAACAGCGCCATGAAGCCCTCAGCATCCAGTCCGGGCTTGTCGAACTGCTGCACGAAGGTCTGAGCACGAATGCGAGCCGCCGCATTCAGCTTGGCGTTGCGTGCATCGATGACCGACGCCAGCTCGATGTTGTTTGCCATCTGGTCGGCCGCTTTCATGGCCTCCGACTGAATGGTAACCGCCGCATCCTCAGCACCCAGTCTGTCACGCATGCCGCGCACGGAGGATCGCAAGCCCTTCACCTGCGCACGAAGCTGGGCCAGCAGGTCGTCGATCTCCACTTTGGTCAGATCAGGCATGGCCGCACGCATGGCCGCCACAGCCTGTGCGTCGTTATCGAGCTTGTCGGCAGCAGCACGCAGAGCCGCACCGGTCGACTTGGCCCGTTTCACCTGTTCAGCCGACGCCTTCAGCTCGTCGCGTGTTGGCGCAGGGTCGTGACTCGGGCCGCGAGAGTAACGAATGTCAGGATTGGCCGGATTGAACGCGCCGCTATTGCCGGTGGCAGATTTGATCTGAGTGGGATCAAATACAGCATAAGAAACATCGACCGAATCATCACTCAATGAAGCAGGGTCTTTTACGTTCTTTACTATAATCCCATCAAATCCGTCTTTTTTTGCTTGTATTGCAATTTCGTTTATTGATGTTGGTCCTTTTTCCCGATATTTTTTGCCTAGAGGATTAGTCCAAGAATTGCCTTTTGCATCAATTTCCAATGGGTTTTTAATTGACAAAAATACTGGGTAAACCGCAGGATTTCCCTGAGTACCAAGTTGATTCTTTGAATAATCCGAAGCCCTTGCATGACTTTCAGCAAACCAAGCGGCATTACCCGAACCGAGCTGAAATACAGATATATCAGGTCCGCTTATTTTTTCAATTACGTATCCTTCTTTAGGGTCACCTCTTTTAAAATCCTGATCCAAATAAGGTTTGCTAACTTGGGTCCCATGATAAACCACCAACGGCTTACCATCGGAGTCCACCACCTTCGAGTCACCAAACCAGTCGGCAAACGCCTTAGTGCCGACCTGACCAACATCGCGTGCAAACACCATGGCGCCGTCAGCAAACGAACGCTCCCCACGCCGCGCCACCTCATGCAACGCAGCCACCGCCATTGCACGGAAATCAGCCTCAGACAACGTCAGGTTCTGCCGCGCAAACTCAAAGTTGCGATAGGCCCAAGCACGCACAGCCGCGATGATGCGCTGAACGATCGGCAACTCCGGCGCATTCTGCACCAAGTAGGCAAGCTGTTCCTCGCGCACATGGGCAGGCAGCGTCTCGGCCGGTACCGCAGAACGCGCACGAAAGGCCCAATCCTCGCCGCGCATGATGGCGTCGTCCAGCTCAGACAGCACAGAGCCAAATAGATCGTCGCCCAGCATTTCACGCATGCCCACGTGAACGCCCACCTCGTGCAGCACGATGCCACGCGCATCGGACTCGCTGACGTTCTCAGCCACCACATAGACCGTGCCATCGGGCGCCGTTGCCGCCTTCACATCGCCGGGGTGCGAGCCGCCGGGTATGTCTTTTGGTGTCGCTACAATTTGGATTTGACCGCCCTTTAGTAGTGCGTCAGTGGATTGGCCAAATGACTTACGAACGACTGCGATCAGTGTGTCAACTGCTGATTGTCCAGTAATGCCACGGGCATATAAAATGTTGGAATTTTCAGGATCGAAGGTGCCACGGTTGCCGGTGGCGCTCTTGATCTGATTCGCGTCGTAGGCGACCACATCACCGATCATCCCGTTCGGCCTGATCTGAATCACCCCATCATGTCCACCAGAAATCGCGATGTCCTTGATCTTTCTTCCGTCCAAGTCCGGGCCAACAAGATCTCTGTAGTTGGTCCCATCAGGTAGCCGGGTTACAAGGTCTTCCCCAGTTTTAAGAATGAGCGGGTTTGTAATGGAGACATACGCAGGGATGACGCGAGATTCATCGCCTTGCCGCATGGCATAGCTGTTTGCGCTCTCTGGGTTGGCCGCGAAATAGTGACCACGGCCCCACAGCCCACGGTCATTCGCTCCCGTCTTCGCGTTGTCAAAAGAGTCAAAGTCAGCCGCCGTCCCGTGATACACCACCAGCGGCTTACCCTCGGAATCTACTACTTTGCTATCACCGAACCACCGCTTGAACTCGGGTGAATTAGTCTGTGATTTTCTGCTGTATTTAAACGCCTGATCGCCAGCAGCAATGACATCGTTCAACAGCGCATCAGCATCGGCGTCGGCCTGTTCCGCTTCCAGCAGGCTGTAGCTTTTCGGAGCCGTTGCGATTTCCACATCAACCTGAGCAGACGCATCCAGATCAGCCGTGCGCAGAGCCGACACTTGGCCGTTGGCCTGCATGCCAGCCTGCACATCGGCCATGGTCGCGGTGCCCACAACAGGATCGGATCGCAGCACAGCGTCCACCTCGACAAACCGGCCGTCAGTCGTTTGTGCAAGCGAACCAACCAGTGCCGCCTCGCGCGTTTGGGGCGACACGCTGGCCGCGATTTCGGCAGCGGAATCCACGGTACCCTCAGCCAAACGAATGGCGTCGTCCAAGAGCTGCAACGGGTCAGGCACGGTGGCGCCGAACATATCGCCCTGCGCAGGCGAACCGGCCCGCACCACGGCGTCGTAATAGTTGGTGATGATGTCGGCAATCCTGCGCGACGAGGCAATGTTGCGATCAAGCGCAGACAGCATCAGACGAGCCACAGGCGACAGCGGGTCCCCAAAGGCATCCATCTGTGCCAGGTAATCGGACACAGCGGTACCGGCCCGGCGCAAGGTGTCGAACTGCTCCACGGCCATGCGAATGTCGTCCGCGATATCCAAGGAAAACAGCTCGCCACGCGCAATGGCAGCACGCGCATCGGCCACAGAACCTACGGAACGCACCAAGGCGCTCGCCACGTTGCGCGAGCCTACGTCGGCGGCCTCAATCAAGCGCGAGAGCACAGGCGAGTCGCCGTAGGCTTTGAACAGCACCGCATTTCGCAGGCGCTGCAGACCGGCCGCCGACAGGGAGCCATCCTCGGCCATCAACGCATTGCGCTGGTTTTCAGGCTGGCTGTTGACCCAGCGACGCACGGCCGCCCGGTTGGTAGCGGTGTTCAGGCTGCCGTCCGCATCAGTATCCAGACGTGCATCCCCCAGGCGCTCGGCATCCACCTTGGCCTGTTCAAGAGGCGACATAGCAGACGATCCGCCCTCATTGGACAGTATGGCCGCCTGTTTGACGTCCACCTCGCGCTGAAGCACGCGCACCAACACAGGATTCTTCAATGACCGCACGGCATCCACATCGATACCAAGATCAGCGAGCTTGGCCTCCAAAGGCTGGCGGTAGGCGTCGCCGTTTCCGATCTCATAGGCCCGCGAGATGAACAGCGCCCGGCCATTGCCACCAATAATCCGACCATCGGCCGCCAGAGTGGGTGCGCCCATGTCCATGACCGGCGACTCGCCCAAGAGATTGAAGTCGATGTTGTTGGCCCGTTGCTGGATTTCGGTCTGGTACGCGGCCCGGGTGCGATCGCGGAACTGGTTGTCAGCCTTATCCACCTGCGCCTGAAGCTGATTGGCTTCCATGACCGTCCAGCGTGAAGGCTCGTAGGCGTCGCCAACCTTGATCTGGGTTTCAGCGCCCGACACAGCACCCTCGGGTACCACAGGCGCAACAGGAACATCCGCATCCGCAGCCGTCGCAGCCTTAAACCGGGAGAATGCACGGTAGGCGTCAACACCCACACCACCAATTGTGTGAATCCCACCACCGAAAGCCGCACCAAAGGCGATGTTGGCCATGGAATCCACGGCATCGTAGTCGTCGCCCAAGTATTGCGAGGCCGCATAGAAGGCAGGCTCAAGCGCCAGGGTCGAAATACCACCGTCAGCCGCGCCAACAGCAAAGCGACCCAGCGCACGGCCACCGATCGAGCCGGATGCAGCCAGCGTGCGCACCGATGACATGGCGCCAAAGGCCCGCGTCCACGGCACAAAGGCAGTGGCCAGGTTAATCGGGTCAGCAATACCGGTGGCAAACATGGCAGCACCACGCACAACGGACATGCCGTCCCATGGCGTGCGCTCGCGCAGGTCCTTCACGGCCAGCAATTCACGCTGGCGCTCGGATTTCAGAGCAATCTGCGCCTTGGTCAAGCCGCCACGCACGTCCTCTGGTTTGACGAACCCACCGAGATACTTTGCAAACGACTCGGCATCAGTGTCGGACAGGCGCTCGGCATTGTCCATGCCCAGCCAGACCGATGAAGTGAGCGCATCGGAGAACTTGGTGAAGTAAGACTCCTTCCAAGCCTCCGAGACAGCCGCCCCGAGCTTGGCTGATTCAGAAGGCTCGAAGTCCTGCAAAGAGTAGAACTGGTCGCCGCGCTCTTGCTCGGGGAATGTGATCATAAAATGCCTCGTTGAATTATTTGGTCAGGTCATCGAAAGAGTACACCACCTCTGTTCCGTTGCGCAGAACGGGCCGCAAGATGCCGTCCATTCCCATGAAAAACAGTTTCACACCACGATCATCGTCGGTCGAGTAAAACCGGGCATTGGCCGCGATGCTCTGGCCATAGATCCGCGAGGACTCAGCCTTGCCGCGTGCATTCATGACCGCATCACCACCAGGCGGCAGGCCGAATGCATCAAGACTGGCCTCAAGTTCAGCCGACAGCTTGCGCTTGGCAGCCTTGATCGGGCTGCCCATGAAGCCAAACGACACGCCACGCGGCACTCGCACCACACCGTCGTCCTCAGCATCGCCGTAGAACTCGTACTGGCCCCACAGCATCTGGCCTGCCTTCTTCGCAGCCTCACCCGGTGAGGCGCCTTTGCGCATGAGCGACAGAGAGAGCTTCTGGGCGGCCTCGTAGTAGGCGTTCAGCTGCTCGCGGTGCGTTTCTGCAAACGGGAACGACGCGGCAAACTCCCCAATTTGAGTGGGGATGTTGCGGTTCAGGTCGGTGATTTCGGTCTCGGCAAAACCCACCTTCAGGTTCTTTATGTCAGCATTCATGGCAGCGGCCACGGCTTCCTTCACGCCCGGGTTGGGGAGGTTCGGAATCACCATCATGGCAGATGGCAGCATCTTTGCCGCGCCCAGCTCCTTGAGTACTTGTGGGTAATAGCGCCAGTACTCGGCCGCCAACTGGTCAGCCATCAGTGCAGCATCCTGCGCCACATTGGGCTGCATGAGCTTGGAGCCGAGCATTTGAACCTGCTGCTCAGACAGCACGCGAGGCGAACCGATACCCAGCCGACGCTGTGCTGCCATGGACTCATCAAGCGCCGCCTGAATCGCAGCCGACCGGTTGCTCGGTTCCATTGCTTGGTTCTGTGCCGCCTCCATCGCCTGCTGCACTCTCGGCGTGTTTTTCATGACGTAGCCAGCCGGATCCTTGGTGCGCATTTCCAGAACACGCTTGGCGGCCTGCTGGCGCACCTGATCACGTGCATCGGCAGCAGCGTACCCTGCACCACCCTGAGCCTCACGGGTGTCACCAGCGGCCACAGCAACCAGCTCCTGATTGTTGCGCTCGTTCATCAGCGACACATCGCGGGCCATTTGCTGCGTGCGGGTGTATTCCTCGTAGGCCGCAGGCGCCCGATCGCCCAGAATGGCAAAGTCGGAAGGCCCGAACGGTTGCGCATCCGCAATGCCGTCCTTTGCCGCAGCCGATGAATCCTGCAAGCGCTGCACGAACGCCTGTGTTTTCACGGCCTGCTGTTGTTTCATGGACTGGGTGGCCTGATTGAAAAGACGCACCTTGGCAGCCGGGTCAAGCTGACGGAACGACAACGGCGCATCGCCATCGGAGAACTCGTATTTCTGGCCATTGAACTCCAAGCTGGGACCATGCTGGCCGCCACCTTTCTCGTAGTGCTCAAGGCGACGCATCCATGAGCGACCATCAGCCTCGCTGTATTTGCCCGAGGCAATCAGGCCCTCGTAGTGCTCACGGCGCAAAGCATTGAAGCGAGCCACGTCGCCGCCCGAACCCTTGATCCATTTCTGTGCGTTCGCCGGCCCCTGATTGACCGCCGCATCCATGGCCGTGCCTTGCAGTGATGCGGGCAGATTGTCGCCGTCGATCTTGTTCCAATAGCGCTCGCGGTACAGTTTGACCGCGCCATCCTTGGTCATGTTTTTGACATCAATGTCTGGATTGGCGCCTTGGTTGATCCCGAAATTGACCGGCGAACCAGAGGACCCATCGCGGGCCGCATAGCCGCCCTCGTCCTTCAGGATGCGGGATATGACCACATCAAAGCCGCCAGCAGGAGCAGGAGCCTGGCCATCCGGTGCGGTGCTGACCTTAAACCGGGAGTAAAAGTAGGCGTCGTCCCCCAGATTGGCACGCGCCCCTTCCTCTGCCGCAACAGCCAAAGCACCGACGCGCTCCAACTGTTTGAGCTTCCACTCGTAGGTCTGGTTCGTCGCCATGATGGAAGCACGGTTCTCGGCCGCCACCTTGTCGTATTGATTGGGGTCAATCAGCAGCAGATCAGACGAGGACTTGATGCTGGTACCCACACTCTGGTCAGCCACCAGCGCGCGATTGCGATCGTCAGCCTGCATTGCAGAGCTTGAAAACGACGTCTCCAGGTCAGTCAGGCGACCTTGCAGGAAGTTCCGAACACGCGGTGACTTGAACTCGCTGAGCTTGGGTGCCGTGCTTTCCTTGAAGGTTTTGGAAAACTCCTCATAGATGCCCGGCATTCCAGGCTGCCATGCATTCTGGCGACGGTTAAGGTCCTGCGTGTAGTACAGGCGCTGCTCCGACAGCCAAGACTGGGCACGCGTGATCTCGTCATCCTCAACCTTCTGGTCGCGAACCTTGATCATGTCTTGTGCAACTCCGGGCAAAGCCTGGGCCGCACCTGACAGGTCGGTACCGGCAATCACGCCGCCTTGCGCGCGAACCTGCGGCCCCAAGCCGGAAGGTGTCGTCTGCTGCTGATAAACAGGAATGCGTGCCATCAATTACCTCGCTCTAAAACCAGTGCCGCCAGTCGAACGGAAACCCGTACCCGATGCGCCAGAAGAAATCCCTGTGCCGGAAAATGAACCACCAAAGCCGCTGAAACCGCCCGCCTTGCCCAACTGATAGCCACCGGACAGCAACGTGGTGGCTGCCGAGACATTGGCCTGACGACGCGCCTGCTTTGCGTTACCCCTGTTAATCTTGGCCTCGTAGTCAAACATGTTGGCTTGGTTCAAAAGGCCGGTGCGGTTGACCTCGCCCTCATAGCGAATGTTCAGCGCATCAAGCTCGGCATTGCCCATGGACTCTTCGAGCAAATCACCAGCGGTCCCGTTGAGATGCACACCAGACTCAGCCGTTGCAGCCAACTGACGACCAATCACCTGACGCGCCTGCTTGCGTTGCAGCTCTTCACGAGCCCCGGCCTGTTGCGCCACGGTTTCGGCATTCTGTCGTGCGATGCGAGCATTCACATCAGCAGCCTGAGCCTGCGCGTTGTACTGCGCCTCTTGCGCCCTGCCCTTCTGGTACTTGCTATACGCCCCCATTCCAGTGGCAGCAGCCAGTAGAAAAACCTCTGCACCTGACATTATGAAACCCTCGCAAACAAGTGGTGATCGGAGCCATCAGGCGCATACGCCCGCATCAACCCCTCATGCTCAAAACCCAACAACTGAATCCAGCGCCATGCCTCGGGGAAACCGTCCTGCACCGTCGCCTCAATGCGTCGGTACGATGACTGCTTCAAAAACCCATGCACGGCGCGATGGATGGAAAAAAAATGCCGCCCGGCATGCTTAGACACCAAGGCCCAAGCCGCAGCCCTATCTTGCCACAACGGAATCAAACCAGCACACACGATCGGCACACCATCCACCCAGGCCGTGTAGGACTGCCCTGCCCGCTCGATCGAGACACCATACTGGGCATCAGCGATCAGCTCAGAAAACGACGCCTGCGCCTTTTGCAGATCGAGCAAAGCCAAGTCGCCTGCGCGAAACGGTGCGATCTTCATCGCGCATCCTGCGTGAAAATCTGCGGCATCACGGCCACCAAGGTCACCGCCACAGGCTGGGTGTTCTGGTAGTAGAAATAGCCGTCGAGATCGTACGCATGCGGCCAGGTGATGACCTTGTCGCCGGTAAACAGCGGCACAGGTTGATTCATCTGATCGCGCGGCGTGCGGAACTCAAGCAACTCCAGCATGTCAGGCGCTGGCCCAACCTCGCCACCCAGGCTGTCCAAGAAGCGCAGCACCAGCTTGTGAATGCGCTTGGTTTTGCCCTGGGCGGTACCGTCCTGAGAACCCGCCTCCATGCGCATGCTCTTTACCTTGCACGGTACAGGTAGCCCGATGTTCACGACCGATGCCTCGCGCTGCAGAGTGACAGTTCCGGACGTCACTACGCGCTGGGGATGAGGCGAACCATCAGCCAGAATATCGACCGTCTCACCCTCAAGGTGGTCCAAGCCGGAGATCACGGTGGCCGCTGCACCGTTATAGGTTAGACCCGAGTCCACATAGAACATGGACGAGAGCGCATCGCCACGTTGCCAAGGCCGCTCCATGTACTCGATGTAGCGGTAATCAACGCCATCGATCGTGCGCTTGACCGACATCCAGACCTCGTCGCGATCAAGCGTAGGCGATGGAATGACAGCCACAGACTCCACCAGCCCATCGGTCGGATGCCTGTGCCATGATTTCACGTTTTGCTCATTGTCCCAGGTGAAGCCAACCAGCGCGCCGTCGGTCTTGGTCATCCATACGATCGAATACGGATCCTGCTGGAAATCCATGTCGATCACGCCAGAAAAGGTAATGTGCTCAGACAGCACCGTTGCGTCGTTAGCCTCAAACGCATCCGAGCTGAAGTTGTACCCGATCTCGCGCACCCGGCGCCCATTGCGCTGGACAAACAGCGTCTGACCGCCATTTTTGACAGGCACGATGGAGCGAGAGCCAAACGAGGACTGCAGCTCCACTTTGACGTTGCCGGGCCCGATAGGGTCGCCGTTGGTCAGCTCACCAATGATGAACTCCCCGCCTGCTGTACCAGCAATCAACTTGCGATCAGGGACCATCCAGCGAATGTCGTTGATTTCACCCGAGGCGATGGTCAAGGAAATCGACATGTCAGCGGTGATGGTGCCAAAGTCGCGGGCCGAGAAGTCATCGAACGCGCTCGACACGCTCATCCACAGCTGCTGTCCACGTGCAAAGCACAAGCGCTCGCGGAAGAATGACACCGACGATGGGTAGCCATTGGCCTCCGACCATGCGCCATAGGACCATCGTGTGGTGCCCTTGGTTCTGCCGATGGTATTAGACGGCAGGCGATCGATGACGGTAGCCACCGCATACGCGCCTGGAACGGTCTTGGCCGTGCCGCCCGATGTGTAAGCATTTGTAAACGTGCTGCCCGCCAGCTCGATGGTGTTGGGGTCCACCAAGTTGATGAACCACGAGCCATTGGACTCGGTCGTGCCGCCCACGTTCTCAATCAGGGCCGCGTCACCATCAAGGAACGGATGCCCAATCACAGTCAGGCGAACAAGCCCACCCGGCACACCAGTGCTCGACACAGTGCCGGTTACGTTGATCGTGGCCGCAGCAGGCTGGGACGCTACCGATTTGATGCGCACATAACCATAGCCGGGGTCTGTGAACTCCCACTGCACACCCAAGTCTCCGTCAAAGATCGCGCCCTCGGTATGGATGGGACGGTTGGCACCGGTCGTGGCGCCATTCAAAGCCGTGTAGTTCTTGCCATCCGAGCGACGCTCCGAGCCTTGGGTGATTGTTTTACCAGGCTCCCACGCCTTCACGTCGGTCACAGAGCGCTGCTCAAGCCGGAAGTAGCTGCCCACCAGCCCAGCGGTGAAGATGCCGGTTGTCGCTCGCAGATTGACGCTGTCGGTGGGAGCCGAGGCATAGACCTGCGTGTCCGTTATGTTTTGCTGATAAAACGGGCCGCCGATGTAGTCAAACTCATCCAGCACAAAAGTCGTGGTGCTTGTCCGTTTCAAAACGCGAGGCGCGTAATCTGGATGCACTATGTAGAGAATGTCAGCCGACTGCGCGAATTGCAGCCGGAACGTGCCATCGTAGGCAAACAGGTCAGCCTCAACGTAAGGCGTCTCCACCTCAACAGGTGTCATCCCCGATACAAGCTGGCCGTTGTTGGTGAAAAACCGGATGTACTCCGGCCCAAACTCCAAGATGTATGCCTGATCAACCGAGAACTCAAAACGCTGCAGATACACCCGCTTGTCCGAGTCCTTGACCTCGGCCACGAACCTGGTACCGGCACGACGCACGGCGGGACCCTGAATCGTGGGCATGAAGTTCTGCATCAGCTCGGCGCCATTGGGGTACTTCTCAAAATCAACCCGACCGGTGATCATCGGGGACAACTCCCCAGCGTTAAAGTTCGTGATAACTGGCGAAGCCTTGCCCATTATAGCACCTCAAACCCGGACAGGTACGGGTAGGACTCGCCCGACGTTGCAATGTAGGAATCCTGTGACTCGCGCGAATCCAGCCAGGAACCCCAAGGCAACTGGTCGGGTGGAAGCTCGATCGCGTTCTGGCGAATGGCCTCCTTGACCGCGAACTCGTACTCCTGCTGAGCGAGCTGGCGTTTCTGCGGAGACTGGGTCAGCGCCTCAGCCGACTCCATGGCCAGCTTGCAGGAAAACACCTCCACAAACAGCGGGTCGAGCAGGGTCGTGTCGGTGATGCGACGGACATAGCGCACCTTCAAAGGCGCCGCTATGTTGGTCAAAAGCTCCCTGCCCTCGATCGTCCACGGCGTCTGTTGCTTGGTCCCCCGGAAATAGAAGTCGTTGACCTGGATGAGATGCAGCAGATCAACCGGCAACTGGTAGCGGTACATGTAGCCCCAGCCCGGAGCACCCGCCAAAGCAGCCAGGCTGTCGCGCTTGATCGCAAACGACCAGCGGTACCGGCGCAGCTCGGCATCAAGCACCAGATCAAACATGGAATTCAAGGTGGATGCGACCGTTGTGTTGTCGGTCAACGAAATAATGCGCTGTGCCCCAAGTTTTGTGGCCGCGCGATTTGCAATCTGAACTTTAGAGGCCATGGTCGCTCCTTTATTGTTGGTGTGATTGTCGCACCAAACGCCGAAAAGAGGAATAGCAAAACAAGAAAATGGCCCCGAAGGGCCATGGTCTTAAATCAAATCGTCTGGTTCGCTTTTCGATTTCCGGATTTTGGGAGCTTGGCCTCCCCAAACGGTTCCATCCACTTTCCAGGTTCACCATCGAACTCAAACACCTCGCCTGCCTCCTTCAGACCCTTGGAAAGGCCTGCGGAGATAAAACCACGCTGGAGAGCGCGATACTTAGCCATCAGAGAACGGTGTAACCGTTAGCATACGCGTGGTAATTATCGATATCCTTGACCAAGAAGGCGTCGAATGTACCCGCGGTCAGGTTTGCAACCGCTACGTTGTAACGTGCACGCATATAACGAATCGGAGTGGTTGAAGCCAGGCGCAGTTTTGCCACGGTCGTGTTAGCTGTCAGAGCGGCCTGAGCAACAGCGCCGGTTTCAGCCAAGGTGATCGGTGACGTGAAAGCCGCGTCAGTTGAACCTTCGATTTCAAAGTTCACGGTAGCAGCGTCGCCAGAAGAATCGGCGGCAGTGCCCACACGGAACACGGCCCAGATAGGCTCGCCAGCACCGAAGTCGTAAGTCGCGCCCAGGTCCACTACATCGGTGGACACGGCAGCAGCAGTCACGGCTTGCAGCGTGGAGAACTGGTTAAATTTTTCCATAATCATGATTCAGACTCCTCAAACCACGCGGGTTTCGTTGTTGAGCAGCGCATCGCAAGTGCGAATAGGGATGCCCAAGAAATTAGTCTTGAACTGGCCGGCAGACTCGGCAATCGACAGCGCATTGGTCGATTTATCCAAAGCCATAATGTCCAGATACTGGCGAACCGTGCGGTTTGCATAGAACACAGGACGGCCCATGCCCATCGCGGGGATGCGGTGAATTGCCTTTATCATCGTCTTGATAATGTTAGTGCCAGCAGTCAGGGCCTGAGTTCCGGTCACAGCGCCCAAATCGCTCACGTCGATGTTGGCGATGCGAACCACATAGCGCCAGTCACGCAAGGACATACCGCACTTCCATTGGTAGCGGTCCTGATAGGCGCGGTACTTGTTGCCGTCTTCGTCAGTCACGGTGTCCAGACCCAAGTCCTCATGGACCAGACCAGCACGGCTGCCCTTGGGGAAAATGCCGTGAACGGTGTTTCGACCCCAGACCACCAACCAGACGGAGCAATTGTCCGAACCGGATCCACCCGCGTCGATGATGTTCTCACCGTTTGCAGCAGACAGTTGAGAGTAGCGAGCAGACAGACCAAGGAAACGCTCAGGGTTGACCGATGTATCGCCATAGAAAAGAGTTTGAGCTTGGGACTGGTTCATTGACTCCAAAAAAGCCATGTTCTCAGACATGCGGAACGACGACGTGTTGCCGTTCAGTTCTGCCAAATCCTTGTCCACTTGGCCGAATGCTTCCAGCATGCCGCACGCCTCGTCGACCTGAGCGGTCTTGGACTTGGACTGGGGTACACCGTAGTTCAGCTTACGCCATGCCACATCGGGCAGGCCGGTACGAACAATAGTGCGGTGGCCGGTGGGCAGGTTGCCCTCAAGCCAAAGCATATCGTTCAGCACTTCGTTGGTCTGCGAAAGCAGCTCAACGATATCGGGCACACGGCCCTCTGGGTCCAAACGCTTTGACCAGTCGGCCAGCGTCAGGGTATCTGTTGCAATAGTTGGCATAATGCCCTCCGTAAAATACGAAACTCAGTACCGACGGGCGCTGATTACCTGCACGATAGCGCAATTTTTAGAAAAAAACAATGCAACACCGTCACTTATTGCCATAGAAGCGATTAGCCACCGCATCGAAGCTCATGTCACGACCGCCGCCTTGGGCCGCATCACCCAAACCGGCAGCAGAATCCTCACCAAGACGAGCACCGATGTTGTGCATGAACTTCATCAAACCAGCGTAGCCCAGCTTGTCCTCAAGCGCATTCAGAATGTCATCCGCCTGATTGCCAGGCAGAAACTGGCGAACGGCACGCTTGGCCAGCTCGGTGTTGGCGTCGTGGCTCTTGCCCCATTCGGTTTTCAAAGACTCGGCCTCGGCCTTGTTCTTGGTGTCCAGCGCATGAATGCGTGCCGTTTCAGCAGCCTCAGCAGCGGCCGTCTGCTCCGCGTTGAATTGGGTTTGAAACTCGTTCCACTTGGTGGCCAGTTTCTCGGCCTGTTGCGGAAACAGACCCGCGTCCTTGAACCATTCGGCCGCAGTCTTGGCAAACTCGCCGCTATCACCCTCTGGCAAAGGCAGTTTGTAGGCATCAGCCGAGTCAGGCGCACCGATCGACTTGTAAAACGCAGCCCAATCCTCGGGTGTGGCGTCCTTGCCGGGCATTTTGATCTTTCCCGCAGGTTGATCGTCAGCCTTGGAAGCCTCACCAAACTTGGCCGCGTCAACAGGCGGCGTGACAGGCGCAGCAGCGGCAGCAGGCGCATTGTCGCCAAGCAAACCAGCAGTGGCGCTCGATACAGGAGCAGCGGCAGGCGCTGCAGGTGTGGTTACGGCATCAGTCATTATTTCGCTCCTTTACACAGCTCATCACGCGGTGCGGTCAGCCCTTTGTCCAGAATTTCCTTTTCAAAATCCATCATTCAATCTCCTTTAGTTTCAACAGCTGCTCGTCCGTCAGGTTGAGCGTTTCAATAATCCGCAGGAAAACCTCCCGGCGACCTTCAGCAATCATCGTCGCGTGTGTGTCGACTTGCCCGTTCTTGCCCACCACCACGCATGACGAACCAGCGTGGCAAAAGTCACGCAGATCACCCAAAACCTGCAGTCCGTCTGCCGTACCGAAAACCCTCTTGTAAGCATTGCGCTTGTTCCAAAAGTGAGAAAACAAATCCCGCATCACAGCCCAAGATCAGGTGCTTGCTGGTTCGGAGCCGAAGCCGCCAGCGTTTGAGCCTGCGCCAAATCACGTGCAGCAGAAGCCGCCACAGGAGCCGCCTGCAGCAACTGGGCCGCCTGCGCTTGTTCCTGCTCAGCCGCGTCCAGCTGCTCGACCTCTTCATCGGTGCGCAACGCAGATGCAGGAAACCCGTTGACCTCCGCAATGATGCGAGCCGCCTCGTCCATGTTGTAGCGCCTAAAGATGCTTGGCCCAACCACCTGGGCCAGTGGCGTGATCTGCTCAAACGTGCGTAAAATCGCAACACCCTCGCCAGCACGCATGGCCTGCGCCATGGGCGAGACATACTCGATGGCAAACTCACCACCGGACTCGCGCAGCACCTCGGGCATATCAGGCAGCAACCCTGCAGTAGCCAGGATGTCGATCTCGCGCTCAGCCATTGGATTGAGGAACTCGGACTCGATTCGGGAGGCAGACGGCGCCAACAGCGCACCACGCTCCTGCGCACGGAGCATGGCCTCGGTCGCGGTCATTTGAGGTGTTTCCACTAGGATCTGAAACAGCGTGTTCCAAAAGGCGTCGTTGATGATCTGGCGCTTTTGATCCATTAGCTCCAGCCCGATGTTAGAATGGCCGCCAAAGTTCATCGGTTGGATCATCTGCCGACCATTGTCGTCCACCCCGCCATAGTTGATCGAAGCAGGAGTCAGGCGAATGGCATCTAAGATGCCGTCGCGATGGGCCAACAACGGAGGCAGTACAGCAAGCTGGGCCGCTTGGATCGTGGTTCGGTTCATTTCGTTGAGCATCTTCACGTCAGGCAAAATTAGGTCTGCCTTACCACGGCCGTAGATTTCGCCAGACGTCACGCGGTCCCGGCCAACGGCATAGGGGAACACACGGAAACCAGACTCCGAGCACACCTCTCGCGACTCGATGTTGATGTAGTATGAGACGAACGCCATGCCCCGGTAGTCAGACTTGGACCAGTCAGCGTCTCCACGTGGCTTGACGCAGTGCAGAAACCAGAACTCAGCCTCGGGCGTGCGCTCATAGGTCGTCTTGATGACCATGGGCGTCTTGTCCTTGAACATGCCCACGGCCTGACGCGCCGTCATTTTGAATTCGCGGTGCACCAAGTCGACAATACCGAACTCGTTCTCAGCGAAATAGAGCTGGTCGATCGGAACCGTGCGGTAGTACAGCGACGTTCCTAGACGATCCCCGATGTACATGCCCATGTTGCCGAAAGCGCCGTGGTCGTAGTAGCACTCATTGACTTGGTTATCGAAGTTGGAAGAATAGCGGGCCGAAAACAGGATGCGCCCTACCTCCTCCATGTACTGCATGACCTCGTTGTTTTCCTGCAGTGCCGGGTCGCGTGGCTTAAGCTTTTGCCACATCTGGTTTCGGGGCGTGACCAGGGAGTGCACAGCCGCAGAGTAGCGATCCAGCGCCAAGGCAGGCGCCGCATCAAACACCTTCTCGGTGCGACGATCGCCCTTCTCGTTGTGCTGGCGGCCGTAGATCTTAAAGTCGGACTTACGTGGCAGGATCCTGTCCGCGATTTCGGTCCATTGTTTCTCAAACTCACGACGCAACTGCCGCATGCGCTCCTGCTGCGTGAGGACTTCCGATGCGCGAGAGTCAGCCACCATGTTACTGCCCCAATAGCTGCTTTGACTGCACCGCGCCAGACGGCAGCCCAGCACCATCGGTCAGGATGGTGGCAGCACGGCCACGGCGACGGTTCATCTGGTCGGCCGCCTGCTGGGACAACACGCCGTCATCAACCGCAGGAACGGGTGGAGGCTCGATGACCTGGGGGGGTGGTGGTGCCTTTGGTGTTTTCAGTACGCCAGTCATAATTACCTCACAAAGATATTTCAGTCACCGCATGCGTTTGATACACAGCGGTCGTATCACGCGCAGGAATAGCAAAAGTCAGCGCCAGTGAATCAGCCCGGTCGGGAGACTTAATGCCCCGCCCCTTGGCGGCGTCCTTGGACTCCAGCAGCAGCTCACCGGCCCGGTACTCGTATTGCAGCGCCGTCAAATCGGTCAGCAGCTCGCCATCATTTGGAATCGACGCCCCGGATTTCAGCCACTCGCGCATATCGCGCCACATCCTCGCCCTTAGATTGTAGTTCTGACCATCGCTTAAACGCAATGAGGAATTTACGCCGACCACAACACCGCGCGGAAAAACCCGTTTCAGCATGTCCACAACGCCAGCACCGACGCCGATCTCATCAACAGCAATCTGGGCCGGTTTCTCAGCAAAGGCGGCCACCGCGTCCTGCACCCGGCCCACGCAATCCACCAAGTCCACCTGACCAAAGATGATCTGCTGCAACAGCACGCGACCACGCCGGAATGTGATACAGCTCTTGTCGTTGCCAAAGCGAGCCACGTCCACACCACACATCAGCGGGCCAACCGGCCGCACGTTTAGCGGGCCGTTAATTATACATGCCGACGCAATCGGACCGGGGATAAACGCATTGGCCACCGACGCAGTGTAGTTCCGATCGATCTCCTGCGCCACAACTACAGGGTCGAGGCGCTCGCATTGGTCGCGATACCACGCCTCGTCCTTTCGCGGATCATCGCGCCAGTCAAATGTAAACACCTTGAGCTTGCCACCATGCCGCTTGCGATAAAACGGATTACCCGCCCCGTTTGGAGTGGACACATGAATCTTGCAGTTTGACGTCTGGGACAGCGCCGCGTCCACGGACTCAGGCTGCTCAAGGAACGCCGCCTCGTCCACAAAGTAGATCGACGTCCGGTTGCCTCGGCCGATGTTGGAACCGCCCTCACCGACGATGGTGGAGCCGTTCTCGGGGTTGATGACGCGCATTGACGGCGCGTGACGCTTGGGATCGTAGCCCTGCGGCACAAACTCAGTCGGCAACATCCGGATTGTTTCCCTGATCTTCCAAAAAAGCGACTTCGGATCGCCAATCTTGTCGACGTAGTCCTCAAGACGAGAACCAAAACCAACAACCACACCCGGCTTAAAGGTCCACATCCACACGGCGATGGCGCAACACAGCCACGATGCACCCATGTCGCGCGACTTCTCAACAACGGCGTCCTCGCGTCCATGCCAGCGATCTATCACCCAAGACACAAAATCCTTTTGCTTCTGGAACAGAATGAATGGAACCACCGAGGGAATGTTGCGCTCGACGTTGCGAGGGTCGAACGTCAGCAACCAGTCCGAAATGAACTCGACCGGATGATCGGCATAGAAAGCCTTGACACCGGCCAACAGCGAATGGTCGGCACGGAGCCTCTGCAAACGCTTGATTCGATCGGCAAAGATCGCGTTGTAATCAGGGTTCTTGAAATCAAAGACTTGAGAATTCACAACGCAGACTCGGTCATGACTCACCCCGCAAAAGACGCATGTACGCCTCCGACGGATCAACCACGACGGTGTGCTCCTGCTTGATCGGCCCGCCGCCGTCGCCCACATGCTCTGTACGATTCAGCTTAGGCGCTGCGTACTCTGCGAGCTTTGCAAGCAGGTCAAGCGCTTTATCGGGTGCTGGCTTTATCTCATATTCGGGCTGTCCCTCTGCAACTTGCATAAGCCATCTATCGACGTTTGCGCTGTTTTTATGTAATAAGCTGCTCACTGTCGCCCGGAACTCTTGTGTAATTTTGTTGGGGGTTCCCTGGGTTCTCCCGCCCGTCTTTTGACGCTTATCCAAAATTAACTCTATTTTTTTCTACTTTAGAAAAAAACATGTTTACTCCTTTTTCGTTTTTATGCTGACAAAAAATAGTATAACAATCTTTTATCAAAATTCCAAATTAGCACAGCTTTGAAAAACGGCAACAAAATCAACCACTTGTATAAAGCAAGTATTCAATCTCAAAAAAGATTCAATCATCTAACAAAAACTTGTTGATTATTTAATCAATTAGTGTATACT